TAATGTGTCCCACGGATAGTATTCAAGCCTATTTGCATAGGATCTTCTGACGAATTGCCAGGAATTAACCTAGCAAACCAATCCACAGTCCAATAGTCGTTCACTTCAGGCGCATATTCTGGCTCATAAGCAAATTTACGCATCTGATTAGCTAATGCTAAAGCCATAACACGGTCATCGTAAGGGGAACCAGACATAGAACCCCTATCGTTACGAACAAAAGTTCGCAATTCAGCCAAAGTATGCTTATCCCTGATAACAAGCTCTTCATTTCTTAAAGCAGAACTAAGATCGTCAATCATCAAAGGCTTAGAAGTACGAGTAGTCTTCCAACCGTACTCCTGGCCTATTCTGTTGTTCACATTATTAAGTTGACGTTTCCTAAACAAGTTCGGATATCCAAGATGACGCAACTCAGTTATCGTTGTTAAACCGTGGTTGTTGGACTCCACACAACACAATGCGCTGTTGTACCACAAACCAAGAGCCATAACCTCTTCCGCTAGAAGATCAGGCGCTATATGTCCATGCCATATCGCTGATTGTTCACCAGTCCCTATATTCAAGACTTGGATTACAGAATAGTCGCCATGACCAAGACCTTCAGCAGTGTCAACCCCAAGAACATAAACATTCCGTATTTCAGGACGGGACCAAACTTCGACACTCATCTATCAGGCCTAAACTCTACAGATCTTCCCTGCAAACTCATGTAACCTACTTCTCCTCGAATCACGTTACGCTCCATAGCTTGCAAGATATCTAAGTCAAACACAGGGTTACCTGACTTGACGAACGCCTCTTCAGGCGTCGTCGGATACTCCTGTGCAAGCTGCCAAGGCAGCATTGCCTCAACCTTCTCCTGGTACCAAGAATCTCCACGATCTTCAGTAGCAGACCAAGGATAAAACATAGGTTCAAACTTATTTGAACCCGTAGTAGCCCCAACCCACAACTGATGATAGAAGTTACCTGAACCATTAGCAGTGGAAAGGCCGATAATACGGCCTCCCACGTCCGCCACAGGTTCTATACTCGCCCACGCCTCTTCTGGGTTTGGTAAGAATGCCCATTCGTCAACAACGATAAGTGTTGCCGACTCACCACGGGCAGGATCCGAAGCAGAAGGCATTGACGTGATCTGGCTCCCGTTATCAAATCCCATTCTCTGCTGGTGTTCGACCAATGACTTTGGGCCACGTTGAACCATCCATTTAGGCATATGTGTATATCCGTACTTTGTTTTCTTTAGCAAAAGAACAGCTTCACGCTCAGTACGGGAAAGATCAATAATGTTCTGGTCTGGATGAAAAAAAGCAAGCCAGAATTGGTGAGCAGCTACCAAGGTGCTCCAACCAATTTGACGAGCCTTTAACGTAAGCGAATATCTATTTGTTGTCCAGTGTTCGATAGCTTCCGCCTGAGCCTCACGTAAAGAAAAAAGAATACGACCGTGAGCAGGGTGAGCGATGTGCCAGTAATTCTGTAAAAAATAGTTCTCATCTCGGGCACATTTCCTCCACTCCACTTCCTGTTTAATTTCTGCTAATCTAGACAATGTGCTTACCAATCATTACTGGTGGATCCCAGAGGCTTTAACCCCAGAGCAATGCGATGAGATTGAACACGCATCGTCTTACGAACAGACCGTCGAAGGTATTCATTTCGGAGATGAGGGAGGACATAGAAACTCTCAGATATCTTGGATCTATAACGATACCATAAGCGAGATGCTGCGCGCTTGGATGAATCAAGCAAACAAAGAAGCAGGCTGGTACTACGACCTAAACATATCAGAAGCCATACAATATACCCGCTACACCGAAGGTGGGCTTTACGAATGGCATATTGATGGAAACCAAGATCAACACGCCGCTCGTAGACTCGTCCCTTCAGCCCCCACTCCGATCCCATTAAACATCACTCCATTTCCTGAGTTCCAAGGAACTGTACGGAAACTATCCGCAACAGTAAACTTATCCCATCCAGAAGATTACGAAGGAGGGGAACTTCAGTTGCGTTGTTACGACCAGCTTCACATATTCAATGACGCCCCACGAGGTTCTATGGTTGTATTCCCTAGCTTTATGGAGCATAGAGTAACCCCAATCGAATCTGGAGAGCGCAAAGCGGCTGTAATGTGGTACAACGGCTATCCTTTACGCTAACACCCCATACTCTTACGCAACTGCTCCCACACAGACCACTGCTGCTCCGTCCAAGTGTGCTCGATTGTTGACATCAACTGAGAGCACTGAGGCCCAAAACTATTTCCACCACCTACATATTCTGTTTCTATGCGGACAGGCTCAGGTTCAGAACCAGAATCAGGCCACAACATCATAAGACCGCTAATACCAGCAACAAGAGCAACAACAGCAGCCGTAATTGCCTTAATGATCTTCTTGATAGCTTCTGACCAAACATCAGCTTTATCCGCAACATCTTCAATAGACATAAACCCCCTCTAACGCAGACGGGCTCTGCCTCCAGCACCCTGTCTTGCTCTATTCTTCGATGTACTCTCAGCCTTAATGGATCCATCTCGGCCATGAGACATATCTTTCCCTCTCACATCGACACCCGCCGCCTTTGCGCGGCGTCGCGCCGTATTTAACTCAGTACGTTTCTTCCTCTGAGAAGGCTGTTTCCCAAACTTGGAATCATAATTAGATTTCTTTGCCCGAGCAGCAGGATTCTTAGCATAATACCTAGCTGATTTCTTCGGGTTCTTAACCTTAGGAGGAGCCATTACTGACAACTTTCACAAATATCGTACCCATCAATCGAACACTCAATAGGCGCATCATCCAAAAACGGATCAGTCAACAACTCAGGGCGTTCACCCATTTCTTCAAGCTGCATCCACATCCCATCATCATGCAAATCCTGAGGAGCCCTCACTTGCGGCGAGCATTCTTAATCGGCTTACCAGTTCTCTTGGAAGCACGCTTAGCAGCAGCCTTCCCTTTAGCCGAATACGAATAATGCTTTTTGCCGACTTTAGGCATCCTCACTCCTTAACTCATCAATAAGATCTTCCAACTCAGCAGCCAACTCAGAGTCCGACATACCAGAGGCATCACGCTGGTCATCAACAAGGACACGACGCTTCGGAGTGAACTTGTCAATGTACTGCAAGTACAAAGTAGCGGCCTTCACGTCACCCTGAGCAGCCTGCTTATATAAAGCATCGACAACGGATTGCGTTCGTTCAGGGTGAACATTAAGTTCTGCCGCCCTGCGGTCCCACTCGCGGACAAACCTAGGATCAGCTTTCCACCGACGAACAGTACGCTCATTCACCCCCCGATCAGCAGCCCACTCCTTCTGAGTACCAGGCTCACGATCCTCCGATAACAACCAATCCAAAAACTCGGACCAATCCGACGGCATTAACTTTTCACCTGATTCAGGGTCAGTCTGCCACATAACAATCCTCCTACAGATAACAGTAAATGTCCCATGTGGGACACTCTCTACTATACTGTAGTAACGGCGGGGGGAGCCGCCCTCAGCGGCTCCCCCCGCCGCCTCCCCTACCTTAACAGCTTGTAACCTCTAAACCAACGCAACAGTAGAAGATTACAGGCCGAAGGCCCAAAAAAAATAACTCCCCGCACTCCAAATTGATATCTATACATATGTAAGAACGCGAGGGGGTACCCCCCCTAGGGGTGCCCGTCCACTATCGGCCAGTTTGGGTGCCTTTCTTTTTTTTCGGAGAGGATCGATGCGGCTAACGCGTAACTGATTCTCTCTCGTGTGTGTTCGGTTGGTGCGGGTGTGGTCGCTTAGTTGTGTGTAGCTACACAGATGTTGCGTCAGGATATTTGAAGTCCGCGCATCTATCGAAGATCGTTTTTCTGTAGTAGCTTTGTAAGTACTGGATGAATTGAGGACGACCGATTACCGCCTCGTTGAGATTCCAATCGCACTTTGACAAACAGACGTTGTAACTCTCAGAACGGAAAGCCCTAGGGCACTTGACCGTGGCGTTCTCATCACTTCCAACTTGTAAACAATAACTATTTGAAAGGGTCAACAATGACCACGAAACCAGTAACCGTTACAAAAGCCCAAGTTGAAGCCGCCAAGAAATTTGGTGCTAGCAAAGTCGCTAATGAGACTTCACTGGCAAAGCTTCGGAGCGCCATAGGCGCAAAGATGCTAAGCCGCTTCAATCTTCACCTAGAAGAATCGGGAAAAGCGAAATCTGCCGCGACTAAGACAGTCGGTGAATTTCGCTCCGCTTTCGAGAATGGTTTAGGCAGTGCGCAAAGCCCAGAAGCTAGGGCTTGGAACGCTACTAGCAAGGACGCTCTTAGTCGGATTCTTAAGGCAGAGCGCCTAGCACATTCTCATGGTGACCGTCAAATCCAAGTTGCTACGGATAAGGGAAAGTCTGGACGCAAGCTCAAAGATGTGCTAAGCGTCCCCGCGGCTTCTCGATTCGCGGCAACCTTGACGGAAGACGCCGATAGTCCCGCTTCAAAAATGATGCTGGAATTGGTCGGGGAAACCTTGAAAGGTTCGACTAAGGATCGAAAGATTACGGACTATGAAGCATCAAAGATATTTGGCCAGGTGTCGGAGGCTCTAAGCGCACCCAAGAGCACCGACGACCTTCTGAGAGAAAAGACGATCGCTATCGAAGAATGGCTATCGAAACTCAACGAAGACAGGCACTGCAATGAGTCAATTGATTGGGTGGTTGATTGGGCGAAGCGAGTGACTAAGGAACACTCAAAAGCAATTCAAGCTAAGCGCAAGAATCCAAGCAAGCAAGACAAGTAAAGATTAAGAGCCCCCGCCGAAAGGCGGGGGTTCTTTT